CCTTCCTCTTTTTTCAAAGGTCTAGGAAACATTGTCTTATTCTTTTCCATAATTAGTTACTTCTTTCTGCAGCTTGAGATCCTCTACTAAATTGATTGCCAGATTCAATATCTCCCGCAATGATCGCAACAGCCTCATCAATTAATAATTCTATAATATCATCTTTAAATTCGCATTCTACATCAGCAGGACTTATTACTGATGTGTATGGATCAGAACAACCTTCTATTTCAATATAAACAGGAAACCTATAATATGTAAGTCTTGCTTTTTCAAGTTTGAATTCATCATTAGTAAAGATTCTTGCCTTATTAGCAATCAATGTAGAAAAGGTTTCCGCCCAATAGAAGTCTGGCTTCTTATGTTCATCTCTTAATAACTGAGCTCTATTATCCTCCTCTGCTAAATAAACGAGCATTGGCCTTGAATTAGGACAACACTCGTCTCTAGCTTCTACATCTATTCTTTTATACTCAAGATAATTATCAGGAAGCTCGTTGGTAGATTCATAAAATATACCTTTATCACTAATGGCCAAAGAAGAATCAACTAATAATATTTGTAAATCATCTATTCTTCTTCTAGATTGTTCATCGCCATCTTGAAAAACATTACTTCCTCTAATTTGTCTTCTTATCCACTCTATCATAGCCTTGTTAAAAGATTCTACAATAATCCAGCACTCAATATTATCAAAATCATTAGATGCTAATTTATTAAGTCTTTCTTTTACCTTTAACTGAAGAGTTAGATTATTCATAATTAACTTTTAGAACCTTGTAATTCAGAACCTCTTACATTATTTCTATCAGTAGGTCCTTTTGGTAAACCTGCATTGTGTGCCTCGCATGCATCCAATCCTCTGACATTCCTAGACGAACTTGGTTGCTGAGATAATCTCTTCTTACCGGCTGCATTCATTGTACCGTCTAATCCAAACTGATCACTTCCTTTTTTATTTTTCATAATTATTTGTTTTATTTATTCCATTCCGTTTCTATAGTCAAAATAATACTATCTGTTATATCCTCATTCATAGGATTTTTCATAAACTCAACAATATCTGCTGAATTTCTTCCTACATTTGTTGCTGTATCAGTATGATAAATATAACCATCCGCTTTAGGAGTTAATGTTTTATAATACATAGCATCTTTAATGATAGCTCTTAATTTAAGATCTCCTATTGATTGTTCAGATAAATTGATAAAGTTATTAGCAGCTCTTTTTTGAACTTTCTCAAAAGATAATCCTTTGATATAATCATCCATTGCCTCATATAAAGCATCATTAGATGTATTCTTTTTAAATTGAGGGCTACCCGGATCAATTACTTTTGTGATGTAAAGTAATTTGTTAGCATCTGTATTATATAAATTCTCTAATGCTACGGCAGCTTTGTTTTGTAATTTTCTAAGAGTGTTTTTAGTATTGATGGTTTCCTCATGTCTATCTAAATAAAATTTAGGAGGTGTTGCCATATCTTTAGCAGCGGCTAAACTTTTTGCAACCATCGTAAACCCACCTGCATCAATAGCTCTAATTTTAATTAAATCATAAGGATCATTCGTAGGATCTAAAAATACAACAGTACTTCCTGCAGATAAATCAACTTTATCCCAAAACTCATCATTATTAGGTCTAAGTAAAGTTACCTGGTCCCAAAAATTTTCAGCATCAGCCTTTACAGGATTTCCTGCTAAATCTCTTTCTAATTGAGCAACAATGGTTCTAATTTCTTTAATTTTTGCTGCTTTTTCTTCAGGATCTTTAATCAATTTGATATCTGGAGCAAATTCATTTAATCCAGTAATATACCTTTTAATCCCATTATTTTCAATACAAGCAAGTTGCTCTGTGTGTACTGCACCTTCATGCATGGTCATACCATAGTTTTCTAGTCCCATATTTTCACCACCTTCAAAATAAGGTCTGATTGAAACTTTTTTTCCTTTTTTTTCTCCCGGTACTTCTACTTTTGTAAAACTCATAATTTTTATTTGTTGGTTTATGTTAACTGATTTAATCCTCAGTAATAGATATAAATTTAATAAAAAAAAGGAGAGGTACAATACCACCTCCTTTTTTTCTTGTATCTTTTTGTAATCTGCTAATCTTTTGGATTAAAAAGATCCACCCGTCACTGGGTTACGCATAACTATCTTAAGGACCTTAGTTGGATCTTTGACCCAGATAGCAGGCATGCATTGAGTCATCATAACTCTATACCCATTAAACTGACCTGAAGATTGGAATCCTTGAGTTCTACCCATATAATCCATAGTACCATTTTGATACCACCATTTAAGTTGATTATCCCATTCATTTTTCAATAAATAGATATTATCATTTCCTGTATCTGTTATGTCAAATATAACAAAGCTATAAGAACTTAAAGGATGACCATCAATAATTGGGTTCTCTACATCATTAGTATGTAAATTATCAAATGCTGGATTCAATACAAACTTAACGTTAGCTAAGAATGGAATTACATAAGAAGTATAAGCGAATCCAAATCCTAGATCCATTCCTTTACCTGTAATTGCACCTATATCATCAGCTTGAATAACCAATCCTGCAGCGTTAGCTTCTCTCTTGATTGCTTCATTTACTAATTTCATTCCACCAATCCCAGTTTGAACAATTAATTGTCTTTTTGGATCTGGTCCTTTAAACTCAACTCTACCTTGATAGAAGTTATAAAGTTCATTTTTAAATAAATCTAAATTGAAATTTGATTTATTATAGATTCTTTTGAAAGAGTTATCTAACTGTTTCCAAAGACCTACTGATAATCTCATATCATCTGGACCATCTTGTCTTAATCTACCACCATGACCCCACATTAAGTAAGTTTCAATATCATTAGCGATTTTAGATAAATGAGCAGCTTCTAATGCAGTCAAGAAAGTTCTTTTCAAGTCACCATTACCAATTGCACGTTTAACATAATCCTTACCCATTGACTGAGCCATATCTTCTAAAGAAGCTACAGAAGGATTCATGTTCTTATCAAAATTTCTCCAGATTTCAGTTACTGGTACAGAACCATCAGCGTTCATACCACCTTTAATCATCATGTCTGCTTTAGAAGAAATAGAATAATGTACATGAGCTTCTGCTCCACCTACATAATTATAAAATTCTCTAAATCCAGAACCTGTGCTAATATCAGAAAATCTTTCTCCGTATTCTCCTCTAGCAGAACCTTTTCTAAAATACTTCATTCCTTCTCTAAGGAATTTATTATCTAGAAATTTTACATTATCATTATTTACTAATCTGATAGTATAAATGAAACCATCACCCATTGGTAAAATGTCATCATCTGTAATGTACATCTCAACTCCATTATACTTATCATAAGTAATAATGTCACCGTGACCAAACTCTCGTTTATTCAATTTGATTTTAAAGGTTGTACCATCCTGACCTTTTTTCAAATTATTTATTTCAATATCCTCAATAATATAAGGAAGATCCTGAGAAATAGGAGTTTGCCATTTATACTCACCACGGGCATTATTGACCATGATTACATTTTTTCCACCAAAGGAAGACATTTGATAAAGAGGCATCTCCACTTTCTGAGCCATAGCCCAGATGTCCACAGGACCTAAGTCCATCGGATCTGCATCCTTTAACATCCCTTGAAGGTGGTAAGAGTCTACATGCGATGAAGCATCGTATGTAGTGTCTCTAAGAAAAATTCCATTATTTAATACTGGAGTCGCCATCTTAAATTGTGTTTTAGTTATTATTTATTTATTTGTTAAATTCTTTTATCTATTAAAAAACCCTTTACTTGGCTTTCTAATGGTTCTATTATGAGCACCCTTTGGCTTATCACCATCGGATTCTTGAGAAGACGCGCTTCTATTAGCTTGCTCAGTTTTTAATTTTTTTACTGTTTCAATCACTTGTTCTTTTTTAGCACCTTTTGATAATTGCTTTTTGTATCCATCAGGATCTGCTAATAACCATAAGGCCTCTGCTATTAAACCGTGATTAGGTTCCAGGAATTGATGTTTTTCTATTAAATGTCCAAACATATTAGTAGGTTGCCCATTGGCAGATTGATAATTAGGATTAATTAATCCTTGATATAACATCTGTTGTGTTTTCTCATCAAGCTTTAATCCATTTAAATCACCAGGGGATAATACATTGTATATGTTCTCTGCATATTGTTGAGACATTTGTTCCTGCTTAATTCTTTTCTGCTCTTGTTCAGCAACTTTTCTTTGAACTACTTGTTCTTGCATCTTGTCCAATTCAGGTTTGAACTGAAGAGCTTTTGCCTCAAGTTTTTCTAAATCTCTCCAAGATTCTATTTCTTCTTGAATTCCTTGTTCATCGCTAAATCTGATTGCACCAAGGTATTCTCTAATAATAGTCTCTTGTCCTCTTTCTGTTGCAGGATCTAAATTTTTTACAGCCTCTGCTGCGGACAATTGTTGAAATAATCCTTGTAAGTTATTACCTCCATCCGCAACATACTTAGCTGCATATTGTAGTTCTTGAGGTAATGATTGAAAAAATTCTTGAGGAGTTCTTTCTTGAACTTCCCTTTCTTTTTCCTGAATATTAGTTATGATTAATTCTTTGAACTCATCTAATGTATACTCAGAAATGTCTTTTTCATCATCAAATGGTAAAAGAACTTTATCATCAATTAATGATTTAGTAAGTTGAGCCATTCCGTTTTTATCTAATGGTGGCCTCCCTCCTTTATCAACATCTGCATCAACAACAACCTCTTTGATAATATCATCAATTTCCTCTTTATCAACAATGATCTCAGGATCTTTATCCTTATCCTCATTTGGGGGATCTGCATCATCATTTGTAGGCTTATCATCTACAAAGCTAACATCTACTTTTCCTGTGTCAAAGAACGATTTCTCTTTCTCTTCTGGAGGAGCTCCTGTTATTACAGCATCTGCACCAGGCATTCCTAATAAGTTGTTCATTTCATCTTCTGAAATTTCAACAACTTCTTTCTTGTTTTCTTCTGTTGACATATTTATTTGTTGGTTTTAATGTCTATTATAATGTAGCTAATTTAAAATAAATAAACCAATAATGTTTAAAAAATTATTTTAGTCTATTTCAAATTATCTGATTATATAGATATAATTTAATTTACTTTTTATCGTCTTTCTTTTTAGGGTTATCAAATCTATTTTTATTTTCTCTTGCTATTGCTAACTTATCCTGAGAAGATTGTCTAGCTACGTTTATCTTTTCTCTTTCCAAACTCATCTTTTCTCTATGTTGATTAGTTCTATTGTTTTCCTTCTCTCTTTGAAGACCAGAAGCTTCTTGATATCTTTCTGTTTCTTTAATCTCTTTCATGGCATCTACATAATCTGATTCTTTATTCTCATTAATATCAACCATAGAACCAAATCCTGCAGCCTTGATTTCAGCCATAAGTAAATTATTCCTTCTATCTTTTTCATTTTGCATAGCTTCAAAATCTTGAGCTAATTGTTTCTCTTTTTCTTGAGCTGCTATTTGTTGTTCTTGCATTTCTTGTTGAGACTGTCTGTTTTTATCAGCTTCTTCTTGAACTTTTCTTTCTGCAGCTTTCATAGTTTCTGTCATTTCAGCCAAACTATCTGCTTTAATCATATTACCTAAATCAAAAATAGATGCTCCTGCAGTATTATTACTTATAGCAAGCTGTCTTAATTTTTCAAGAACTGCTCTTCCTCCAGATTTAGTACTTGCATATACATTAACATCTCTAAGCATTAGATCAGTACCATTAATCTCAAAATTTATTCTTTCATGCATTGCAGTAAGGTATTGCAATCTTACAGAAGGCTTTGTAGAACTATAATGTTGCGCTAAATCAGTTCTCATTTGATGTACTCTAGGCATTAGATGATCTGAATGATGAATAAAGTATTGTTCTGTTTGAGCATAAGAACCGTTCATTGCAGCTCGTACACCCTCTGCAGTTTCTTGTTCTATTTGTTGACCCATTCTTTGAGGATTAACTCCTATGTTCTCAAAAGCTTGTTGTTTAAAATAATTACCTAATTGAATCCTAGACATTAATCTATTGGTCTGCTCTAGATTCAATTGAGTAATATGCTGCATAGCCATTGGATTCTCAGTATTAGTTATTGTAGAATCATAAGGTAGCATACTAAAATCCTTCATTGCTACATAAGCTTTGGCTAAATTATTTTTACCCCAATCTTCACCCATAGAATGTTTAGGTAATCCATTTTGATCAAAAACAATAACAGTACCTAATTCATCAATTAAGATATCTGCTATCTGATTATTAACCATATTAAAACCTATTTGCCAGGCTTTCATTTGATCCACACAAGATACAGACCTAGAATTTCTATCAGTAAATACTCTTCCTTCTACAGGAAGTTTGCAACCATACATGGTCTTATCTCCTTTAAACTGAAATTTAATCTTACCAATAGAGTTCTGATTAATACCTATATACATAGGATCTACTCCTCCAGGATTGTTTTGTCCCCAAAAACTACTATGATTGGGGCCAATCTTAACACCTCCCCATACTTCATTAATCCAAATCCAATCTATATGTTCTCCAAAAACTAAATTATCCTTAGTTGTATTTTTTAATAAATTAGTATTATATACAGGATTTGTAGTTACTTCATAAATTTCATCTATTATTTCGCTTGTAACTTCTCCTTGATCATCTATTTTAGTTAAGTATCCAATCTTTCTTTGAGACTTCCAGTATGTAGTAGTAACTCTAAGTAAATGATTAGAACCAAAATCTAAAAAATCTTCTGATTCTCCTAATATCCAAGATACTATATCCCCACCATTTTGATCAAAATTATCATGCATTGAAACAAATTGTCTGTATGCTAATGAAGGCATCTTTGTATTCCAATCATGAGATTTTGTAGCGTCATAATAAGGACCATCATTCTGATATCCTTGTACTGCATAACCGGCTGATCGTACAGGATAAATAGCTTCTAATGATTCTTGTTGTGCCTGAGTCATATTTGATCCATACTTATCAATCACTTCTGCAACAGTCATCATATCTATCTTACCTACAGAATTACCATCTGCTATATAACGTACATCCGGTGACTTATGATAAAATGTAAGTACTGGATTCCATAATTCCATATCATAATCATCCTCATACATTTTAAAATGCCAAAATTCTCTATCTGTAATTAACGCATCTCTGAATCCGCGTTCTTCAAGTTCATCTATCCTGAGCCTTTCCATATCAGCTTCATACTGATGTTGAGCCCACTCCTCTACTATATCTGTATAGCTTTTATTAAAAAATTCTTGTATTTGAGGTAATGATTTAATTTCTTTATCTGCTTGTTCTTGTACTTTAGGATCTTCTAAATTGGCTCCTTGTGCTTGCAGTTTAGCATACATCTTACTTTGAGCTTGTTCTAATAAAGTTTCCTCTATCATAGATTTTTTACTATCCAACATTTCATTGTAAGAAGTTTCATCCACAGATCTATAAATAAGTTTGCTATCTCTTTTTGCAAATTCATTACATAATGTATTAATTACATTTGGTATAATTGGATAAAACTTTAATTCTAATGCTGATTCATCATCAGAGGTAAGTTGTTGAATAATATCATTATATTCATTATTATCTTCTACAATGTAATCGGACTTATCTATAATACCATTTGCAAGTTTGTAGTTTTTAAGAAGCCTTCTTGCATTTCTTCTTAATTGTTTAAGTCCTTGCCACTCTAGCCAATCCATGTTCCAAGCAGCCCAATCATCATCTTTCTCATCTCTAGGAAGAAATTGAATTGGTTGGGTTAACGTGGCCATTTTATTATAGTCCGCCTTTTTACCTTTTTTTAGGTCCATTGCCGATAATACTTCCATAATGTTTTTATTTTAAGTTTCTAAATCCTCCTCTAGGTTTTCTCATACCTGTACTTTTTCTAGTACCTATGTTCTTAAACGGACTCTTATTTAATTTAAACAAATTCTTTGACATCTCCAAGCTTTCAGGGGTTTCTTCTATTATACATTTAACACCTACATTAGAATCTTGAATAATTAAAAATGTAACTAAAGATGCCAGCGTAACTAATCTATCTACGTTAAGACCATCATGATATACACCCATTTCTTTCATTGCCATTATATCAGGAATACGTTCTATGCCATAGACGATTCTGACAAGCTCTCCCTCATCATCATAAACTCTATCAATTTCTTCATTTAAAAATTCAATCAAATACGATATCATGTGGTCTCTAAAAAGCTTTCCTGTATTTTTCCATCCATACTCTTGAAATACGTTCATATTAGAATTTAAACTTTTTAGAAAAATCATTTGATCTTTAGGAACCAAATATTTTTGTTTTCTTACAGAGATCATATATTGAATAAAGGATGATATATTATTCTCAACCAATGTCCATGCGTTATACCATTCAATGATTAATCGCAATCTCTCGTGAGTTCTTGTTATATCATCAAATCTTCCACACCATGCTGCAACAACTCTTCCATGTTCTAGAAAAGTTTTCATTATCCCATTTTCATCAGCTTTTGTAATCTGAACAGCGTTCTTATAGATATAAATGGAACA